TAATAACATCCCACACTTTGAGTATTAAAAAATACGACAACAAAGGGTACAGTTCAAAAATAATGTAAATGGTATCAACTAACTATAATAGTTCATTTCCGGATCAGGTGGTACCTGAAGAGGTAAAGCAAAGTTTAGATTATGGCGTGCAAGTAGGACAAGCTATAGAGAACGAATGGTTTAGAAATAATCGCTCCGGCGGTGACAGGTTTATGGCTAATTTTCAAAACTACCATAGACTTAAACTATACGCTAGAGGAGAGCAGTCAATACAAAAATATAAAGATGAATTAGCTATTAATGGTGATTTGTCTTATTTGAATTTAGACTGGAAGCCAGTGCCGGTAATAGCAAAATTTGTAGATATAGTAGTTAATGGTATGTCGCAAAGATCATACGAGATACAAGCATTTGCTCAAGATCCAGAATCTTTGCAAAAAAGAACAAAATACGCAGAAAGAATAATGCGTGACATGATGGCTAAAGAGTTTCTAGACAAAGTTCAAGAGACTATGGAAGTTAATATGTACTCCACAGATCCAGAAAGTTTACCAAATGACGTTAACGAACTCTCGTTAAAGATGCAGTTAGAGTTTAAGGAATCTGTTGAAATTGCTGAAGAGTCAGCTATCAACACTATTCTTGATAAAAATAGATATGACGAAAAAAGAAAGCGTGTTTTATACGATTTAGTTGTATTAGGTATTGGAGCTACAAAAACAAACTTTAATCCTTCTGAAGGAATTACAGTAGACTATTGTGATCCAGCTAGTATGGTTTATTCGTATACAGAAGATCCTAACTTTGAAGACTTATATTATGTAGGTGAAGTAAAAACAATATCGCTTTCAGAATTAAAGAAACAGTTTCCTCAATTAACCTCAGAAGAATTAAAGAAAATACAATCTTGGGGTAACACACCAAATAATTATTTAAGAAATTGGAATGGTGGTGATACAACAGATGATCAAATTAATGTTTTATATTTTGAATACAAAACATACCAGGATCAAGTTTTTAAAATTAAAAAGACAGAAGCTGGATTAGAAAAAGCATTAGAAAAGCCTGACACTTTTAATCCACCTAAGAATGACAATTTTGAAAGAGTAGGTAGATCAATAGAAGTATTATATAGTGGAGCTAAAATATTAGGTCAAAATAAAATGCTTAAATGGGAATTGTCAGAAAATATGACAAGACCTTTTTCTGATACTACAAAAGTTAAAATGAACTATTCAATTTGTGCACCAAGAATGTACAAAGGTAGAATAAATTCTTTAGTAAGTCGCGTTACTGGATTTGCAGATATGATTCAGATTACGCATTTAAAAATGCAGCAAGTCTTATCTCGTATGGTACCAGACGGTGTATATGTAGATGTTGATGGTTTAGCTGAAGTTGATCTTGGGAATGGAACTAATTATAATGCTGCAGAAGCATTAAATATGTATTTTCAAACTGGTTCTATAGTAGGTAGGTCGTTAACTCAGGATGGAGATATTAATAGAGGTAAGATTCCAATTCAAGAGTTACAATCTTCTAGTGGACAAGCTAAATTAAGCGCTTTAATAAGCACATATCAATATTATTTACAAATGATTCGTGATGTCACGGGCCTTAATGAGGCTAGAGACGGAAGTACTCCGGACAAATTTGCTTTAGTAGGGTTACAAAAAATGGCAGCTGCAAATTCAAATACAGCTACACGTCATATTTTGCAAGCTCAAATGTACATAACATTATCTACCTGTGAAAACATTGCATTAAGATTAGCAGATGCATTAGCTTATCCGCTAACAGCAGAAGCTCTCAAAAAATCTGTAAGCAATTACAACGTAGGAACTTTAGAAGAACTAGCTAGTTTGCAACTACACGATTTTGGTATTTTCTTAGAGTTAATGCCAGACGAAGAAGAAAGAGCTATGTTAGAAAACAACATTCAGACCGCGCTAGGCTCGGGGTTAATAGCTTTAGAAGATGCAATTGATATTAGAAATGTAGCTAATATTAAAACAGCTAACGAACTATTAAAAGTTAAACAGCGTAAAAAAGCTCAAAGAGACCAAGAAGCTAGTCAAGCTAACATACAAGCTCAAGCTCAAGCTAATGCCCAATTAGCGGAACAAACAGCAATGGTTGAAACACAGAAGCAACAAGTTATAACAGAACAAAAAATACAGTTAGAGCAAGCTAAAATGCAATTTGGCATTCAGAAACTACAACAAGAGGCTGAGATTAAAAAACAGTTGATGGGTACAGAATTTGATTACAACATGCAGTTAGCGCAAGTGAATGCTCAGGCTCAAACAGGTAAAGAAAATAATAAAGAAGATCGTAAAGACGGTAGAGCAAAGTTAGTAGCTTCGCAACAAAGTGAGTTGATTAATCAAAGACAAAACAATTCACCACCAAAAAACTTTGAGTCCTCAGGTATGGATGTATTAGGAGGGTTTGGTTTAGAACAATTTGACCCTAAGTAAAGTAAATTTTTTAATTATTTAATTATATTATATTATGTCAGAAGTAAAACAAGAAGGGGATTTTAAAATTAAATCCAAAACACCAAGGAAGTTTTCAAATAACGATGAAGTTACTAAAGTTAATTTGGATGCGCCTGCAGAAGACGTTACTAGAGTAGTAATTGATGAAGACAAAAGTGACGAACAAGTCACTAAGTTAGACATCAATACATCTAGTGAAGTTGCAGAAGATAGTAAAGAACCACAAGTTACAAAAGATACTGAAGGAGTACTTCAAGAAATAAGTAACGAAGAGGTTCAAGAACAAGCGGAAGATTTAAAAGAAGATGTTCAAGAAGCTATAGCTAAACAAGAAAGTACCGGGGTTAGATTACCTGAAAACATTGAAAAAGTTGTAAACTTTATGAATGAAACAGGGGGAACGCTTCAAGACTATGTTCGCTTAAGTGCGGATTACTCTACAATAGACAACAGTGCGTTATTACGCGAGTATTACGCTAAAACAAAACCTTATTTAGAAGGTGAAGATATTAGCCTTATCTTAGAAGACTTTTCATATGATGAAGAGTTAGACGAGGAAAGGGATATACGTAAAAAGAAAATTGCGTATAAAGAAGAGATTGCAAAAGCCAAGGATTATTTGGAAGGTTTAAAGGGTAAATATTACGACGAAATCAAGTTGAGGCCCGGCGTAACCCAAGACCAACAAAAAGCTACGGACTTTTTCAATAGGTACAACGAAGAGCAACAAGCAAATGTGCAAGTGCGGGATAAGTTTTTACAAGATACTAATTCTTATTTTACAAATGAATTCAAAGGTTTTGATTTCAACGTAGGAGAAAAGAAGTTTAGGTATGGAGTAAAAGACTCAAGCACCGTAATGGATCAACAGAATGATTTAACACGAGTTATCGGAAAGTTTCTAGATAGCGATGGAAATGTTAAAAATCAGTCTCAATACCATAAAGCTATATTTGCTGCCAGAAATGCAGATACAATTGCTCAACACTTTTACGAACAAGGTAAAGCAGACGCAGTACGTAACATAACAGCGAAATCTAATAATGTTTCCGGAGATGTGCGTCAGTCAGCGCCCGACAGTGTATTTGTGAATGGGTTTTCTGTAAAAGCAATTAATGGTGTTGATTCTTCAAGATTAAAAATTAGAAAAAAATAAACATTAAAAACATTTTATTATGGGAAATTTCCAAAACGGTGGCGCTTATCCAGCTTCATTGCTTCCTTCACAGCAGCAGCAAGCTCTTAGCACCAACTATTTAAACTTTGCAGGTGACACTCCTGCTAATGACTTCGCTCAACAATACTTGCCTGATATTTATGAGGCTGAAGTAGAGCGTTATGGTAACAGAACTATTTCTGGGTTCTTACGTATGGTAGGAGCTGAAATGCCATTGCAATCTGATCAAGTAATTTGGTCTGAGCAAAACAGATTACACGTTGCTTATGAAGCGGTAGGTTCTGATCAAGTAGCTACTCTTACATTACCAGCTGGACACGTAATTGTACCAAACATGACTTTGGTTGTTACTGATCCTTCAAAGCCTGCTAGTGAAAAAGTAATTGTTGCATCTGTAACTAATACAACTGCTGTTGTATATCCTTACCAAGCTGCTAACCTTGCTGGCTTAGCTACAACTGGACTTAAGGTATTTGTTTACGGATCTGAATTTGCTAAAGGTACAACAGGATCTACAGCAAACATCACTCCATCTTTTACGCAATTTAGCAATTCACCAATTATCATCAAAGATAAATATTCTATCTCTGGTTCTGATACTGCTCAGATTGGATGGGTTGAGGTTGCAACTGAAGCTGGAACTTCTGGATATTTATGGTACTTAAAGGCTGAAGGCGAAACTCGCTTACGTTTTGAAGATTACTTAGAAATGTCTGTAGTTGAAGGTGAACTTGCTGCTGCTGCTGGAGGTTTTGCTACTAACCAAGCTGCAGTGCCTGGATTTAGCGCAACAATCAACGCAAAAGGTACTGAAGGTTTATTCGCTGCTATTCAAGAAAGAGGTAACGTATATACTAATGCTACATTTGGAGGAACAGGTGCAGGTGAAGGTATTGCTGAATTTGACACAATTCTTGCTCAGTTAGATACTCAAGGAGCTATTGAAGAGAACATGCTTTTCTTAAACAGAGCTACTTCTCTTGCTTTTGATAACATGTTAGCTAACGTATCTGCTGGATCTGCTGGTGGTACTGCTTATGGGTTATTTGAAAACTCTGAAGAGATGGCATTAAATTTAGGTTTCTCTGGATTCAGAAGAGGTTCTTATGACTTCTACAAAACTGACTGGAAATACTTAAACGATGCTTCTACTCGTGGAGGTACTAGTGATATTGATGGAATCCTTGTTCCTGCTGGAACATCTACGGTTTACGATCAAATCTTAGGAACTAACATCCGTCGTCCATTCTTACACGTACGTTATAGAGCTTCACAGGCTGATGACAGACGAATGAAGTCTTGGATAACTGGATCTGTTGGGGGAGCTGCTACATCTGATCTTGATGCAATGGAAGTACACTTCCTTTCTGAAAGATGTTTATGTGTGCAAGCTGCAAATAACTTCGTGTTATTTACTTCTTCTCCAGTAGTATAGACAATTTGTAATTCTTACCCTCGTTGAACTGACGGGGGTAATTATTACTCTTATTAACATTTATATTATATTATATTATGGCTACAAAAGCACAAGCTAAAAAAGTTGAGGTAGCACCTCAAGAAATAAAAGTAGAAACCGCTGTAAAATCTGCACCGGTAAAAAAAGAACTCACACAACCAACGTGGGAAATTAAAGACAGAACATATTTTTTAAATAGTAATAGACAACCTTTAACTTATACAATTCCTTCAAAGCATACTCAAAGATATCCTCTTTTATGGTTTGATCCTATTAAGGTTGAACAAAGAGAATTAAGATATGCGACAAACCAATCTTCTCCTTTTAGAGATGAGCAGAAAGGTGAAGCAACATTAACACACATCACATTTGCTGATGGTACTTTATTTGTACCTAAAGAAAAGCAAGCGATGCAAAAACTACTATCATTGTATCATCCTATGCGAAACAGCATTTACTCTGAATTTGATCAAATACAAGAAGCCGAAGATGAGCTAGATGTATTAGATTTACAGATTGATGCGTTAATTGCAGCTAGGGAAATAGACATTGATCAAGCAGAAGCAATTATGCGAGTAGAAATAGGTTCTCAAGTAAACAATATGTCTTCTAAAGAATTAAGGCGTGACGTACTAGTTTTTGCTAAAAGAAATCCAAGATTATTTATGGAATTAGCAAACGACGAAAACGTTCAGCTTAGAAATGTAGCAATTAGAGCTAGTGAATTGGGAATAATTAAGTTATCTCAAGATCAAAGAACCTTCAACTGGGGGTCTAATGATAGAAAACTTATGACAGTTCCTTTTGACGAAAACCCTTATTCTGCTATGGCGGCATTTTTCAAAACCGACGAAGGTGTAGAAGTTTTCCGATCTATAGAGAAAAAGTTAGAATAGTATGTAATAATAATTTAAGGCTCGTGCACTCGGGCCTTATATTATAACTTAAAAATAATAAAAAATGTCTATAGATATAAACAAAGTGTATAAAACTGTCCTAGTTATTCTGGAACAAGAAAAAAGAGGTGTCTTAACGCCGACAGAATTTGGGAGGGTTGCTACGCAGGCTCAACAGGAAGTTTTTACATCTTATTTTGATGAGTTAAATCAGCTGCTGAGAATGCCTCAGACTTCGTTAGCTTATGCTGATAGAATGGCTTTGTTAGATGAAAAAATATCTTTATTCAAAAGAAGTGAAAGTTTAACAATAGTAGCACAAGAAATAACTCCATCATCTGCTGTTCAAGAGCTTGGGTCTGTTATATATACAGAAAATATTCCAGGTAGGGAAATGCAAAGAATACAGCAGCAAGACGTGTACACGGTTAATGAATCCCCATTAACAAAGCCAACTGCATTCTATCCTGTATATACTTATGAGAATAAAATTATTAAAGTATACCCTTCAAATCTTAGCGGAACGATACAATTAAACTATTTAAGCTTCCCTGAAGATGTTAAATGGGGATTTACTATAGATCCAGAACTTGGAAACTATATATATAACTCTTTGGATTCTACAGACTTTGAATTGCATGAATCAGACCAACCTCTGCTTATTGACAAGATACTAGGATACGCGGGTGTAATGAGTAAGGATCAATTAGCTCTGTCTTTGGGTTCTCAAAAAGAACAACAAATAAACGCTGACTCTCAAAAATAATAATATGGCAAATACAACTTTAACAAATGCTTTTATATCTCTTAACGATGTAATAAATAACTTTATAATTTCTTACACTGGGCCTGGTAAATTAATACCAGATTCAAATAGGACTGAAGTAGTTTTTCATGCTAGGCGATGTTTACAAGAATTTGCATACGAAACTTTAAAAAGTCAATTTAATGATACTTTTTTAGCAACTGCAATTTTGGGGGTTCTCCAATACAAACAGCCTGCTGACAGCGTTTCAATTATAAATATAAAAAGAGCTGCAATTTCTGGAGCTGGTGGAATTCCTACTATACTTATGGAAGAAATACCAAACATCCCAAACACAGTGCCGCTAATAAATCAGTATATAGTTAATTATGATACTAAAGTAATAACTTTTAGTGTTCTTTTAGATGGTTATAACGTATCATACACGTATTTATCAAATGCTTTAACTACTGATGAAAGTGCTGCTATTCCAAAACTAGCAGAAGAAGCTCTTTACGCTTGTATGATTTATGCAATACTAGCGAACAGAGCAAATACAAGCCCTGGAGTTTTACAAAGATTACTAATAGAAAAAATAGATAAACTAGAAAGATCTAAGTCTAGATTAATTTTTACTAATTTTTCTTCTTAAAAAAGAAATAAATGGCAGTAAGTGTAGATACAGTATATAGAACTGTTTTGTTAATAATGAATAAAGAGAGTCGAGGATATTTGACTCCCGATGAATATAACAAAATAGGAGAACAAGTTCAATTTGAAATGTTCAATGAATATTTTGAAGACTTGAACCAACAGCTGCGTGTTCCGGAAAATGATAGCGAATATTCTAATAGAGTAAAAAATCTTGAAGAGAAGTTAGCTTTATTCAAAACCACTCCTAAAACCGCTATTTATAATCCTGGCGGCTATTTTAATTTACCTACACCTCCCGTGCAATCAGCACAAGAAACATTCGCTTCAGTAGTCGGGCAAGCTGCATATGCTTTTCAAGTTTTACAAGCATCCGAAGTTGCAAGCGGTACATTACAGGTTTTTTTTGATGGTATATTAAAAACAGAAGGGGTAGATTACACTATATCGCCAGGAGGTGGTTTTATAAATTTAATACCCCCGGCAACGGCAGTTTTTACAATTAATGTAGTTCTTTATCAAAATGATTTTTATAAACTAGGTACTGTAATATATGACAATAAAATAGAAATCGAAAGGCTAAATAGGAACAACTTCTTATATATAAATATGTCTGATCTTACAAAGCCAAATGAAAATAATCCAATATTTATATTTGAAGAAAATAAGCTTTATGTATATCCCGATTCTATAATAAACAATGTAACAGCTAATTATTTAAGAAAACCCATATCTCCTGTTTGGAGTTTTACTGTTAATCAAGGATATGTGTATGATCCTATAAATAGTGTAGATTTTGAATTGCAACCAACAGAGCAAACAAGTTTAATAACAAGAATACTTTTATATGCTGGTGTGGTCGTAAGAGATCCACAATTAGTGCAATTGGCAGCTGGTCAAATTCAGAATGAAAAAGTAAACGAAAAAAGTTAATATATGGCAGCACCAAATGGAGGTTTAATAAACGAAACAAATCAACAGTATTACGCGGGATCGCAGATTATTATGGCAGCTGGAACTGAGCTTTCACTTGTATATACGTTTGACGAGCCATTAAAACTTTATAGTGGGACATCGTGGAGTCCATTAGATTCTGATCATTACCAAAATAATTTTATTTTTGAATACAGCCCAAACGGACTAGCTCCATATCCTGAATACACAATTGACTTTAAAATAGCTAATAACACAATAACCCGTGTAGATAGCTTAGCTTTTGATGCAGGGTTCTATAGAGTGAGGCTTAGAGAAACTAATTACGGTAGTTACATAGGCATTAGCTTAAACGAAATAATCAATAACTTTATCGTAGCATATGTTGGAGACGGTAAGCTTATACCTAGTGTAAAGAGAACAGATGTTTTATTCCATGCTAAACGAGGGATGCAAGAATTCAGCTATGATACTTTAAGAAGTGTAAAGCAACAAGAATTAAGTGTACCAAATAATCTATCTATTATACTACCTCAGGATTATGTTAATTACGTAAAAATATCCAGAGTGGACGCATTGGGAGTTAAGCATATTATTTACCCTACTAGATTAACCTCCAACCCTACAGAAATGCCTATTCAAGAAATTGATACAGGTGCACCAATACAAGACCAATATGCTAACAATTTACAAGGTACTCCTATAATAGAAGAAAACTGGGCAAATGCTGACGATAAAAGAATTACTGGTACTTACGATCCAAATTTTCAAAACGCGCAAATTAATGCAAACACATGGAATGGTAATACAGTGGGGCAGCGTTATGGATTAAATCCCGAAACTTCCAATATGAACGGTTGGTTTACTATAAATAACCGAGAAGGCAAAATATCTTTTTCAAGTAATCTTGTAGGTAGTCTTATAATTTTTGAATACATTTCAGATGGATTAGCATACGATGCTGACACAGTGGTTCCTAAGATGGCAGAAGAAGCTCTATATGCTCATATAGCGTACTCTATCTTGGCTGGAAGAGTTAACGTGCCTGAATACATAGTTCAAAGATATAAACGCGATAGAAGCGCTAAATTAAGAAATACAAAAATACGTCTTTCAAACATAAAGTTAGAGGAAATTACGCAAGTTATGCGTAACAAATCTAAATGGATTAAACACTAAAATCAAATGGCTGAAGCTAAGAATAATTTTCTAAAGGCAAAAATGAATCAAGACCTGGATGACAGGTTGTTGCCTAACGGCGAATACAGAACCGCTCAGAATGTACTTGTAGGTAAATCTGAAGAGGACAGCGCTGGTACATTGCAAAACATAAAAGGAAATACAATTGTATCGGGTACTCAGTTAGGTATTGGAGTGTATGGTCAAATAGAAATTATTGGGTACTTTATGGATCCAACGAATGATCGTATTATTACTTTTACAACGGATTGGACCGGCACTGCTTTTGCTCCCGCGGACGCTAGCTGTGCAATACGTTCTTATAATGTAAACAATGGATCTTACACAACTTTAGTTGAAGGCTATTTTTTAAATTTTTCTACTATAAATACAATAGTAGGTGTTAGCCTTTTAGAAGATTTACTTTTCTGGACAGATAACAGAAATCAACCTAGAAAAATTAATGTAGCTACAGCACTACGTGAAGGTGTATCTCACTATTATAAAGAAAATAACATATCTGTATCTAAATACAATCCGTATAAAGCAATTCTTCTTCTAAAAGAACAAAAGTCTACTGTTATTAGTGTAACTTCTCAAAAGATAATTGAAATTGCAGAAAATAATAACATTACAATAGGAATGACTTTTTTAGCCTCTAGAGAAGGCAATGAAACAATATTTCCATATGACTATATAACGGTAACAAATGTGGAGCCATCAGCAACAGTCGGGCAAACAACAGTAACATTGTCCTCCGATGATCACGCAAGTGGTGAGGATATTGAGGTTGGAGATAACGTTTGTTTTTTAATCTCTACGATGTCCGACCAAGGTGACGATCCTACGTGGCCTGGTGATCCAGACTACTTAGAGGATAAATTTGTTAGGTTTGGATATAGATTTAAGTTTGAAGACAACGAATATTCAGTGTACGCTCCGTTTACACAAATAGCTTTTATTCCAAAGCAAAAAGGTTATTTTCTGAGGGGAAATGAAGCAAATGCTTTAAGTAGTACCATAGTAACTTGGATGGAAAACAATGTAAATAATGTGGATTTAATTATTCCTCTTCCAGACAAGGGCGTTAATATAATTAATAGTTATAAAATAACAGAGATAGATATACTTTATAAAGAATCCGATTCTTTAGCAGTGAAAGTTCTTGACACAATTAATGTTGATAGTATCAACAATGAAGAAAATTTTTACATATATTCTTACCAGTCTAGAAAGCCAATTAGAACTTTACCAGAAGCTCAAACAGTAAGAGTTTTTGATAAAGTACCTGTAAAAGCTAAAACACAAGAAATAATTAGCAACAGGGTTGTATATGGTAATTTTTTAACAAAACCAAGTCCTCCAAGTACAATAAGTTATACGGTGAATTTTCAACCTAAAGTAGCTTCTTGTGATTATCCTTCGTTTATAGAGTACCCGAACCATAATGTTAAACAAAACAGAAATTACCAAGTCGGCTGGGTTTTGGCAGATAAATTTGGTAGACAATCATCTGTTATATTGTCTCCAATATTACAAAATACTATTGGGTTTCAAGGAAATTTTGGTGGTTCAACTATATATGCTGAGTATATGGCTGACGATCCTGTTGGGTCTGGGATTCCCGATCCAAGTTTTATGCCTAGAGGCGTTAGAGACTGGTTTGGAAATTCATTAGTAATACAAGTAAATGATCCTATACAAGGAGGGGACTCTGGTCTTTATGCAAATCCTTCAGAAGACGGAAGCGGTTTTGCTATAGACAGTGCACAGTCAGTAACAATTTCGGACACACAATACACTTTTACTTTAGACGCGGCGTTTTCTGCAGAGCATACAGCTTTAGTTGCTATAAATGATAGCCTTAGAGGCCAATACTGCGATTATACAAAAGTAACAAACGTTGATGATACAAACGCTCCTACTTATGTAGTGACAACTGAAGACAGAATTAGCGATATATATTTACCGCAATCAAATTTACAGCCATCACTGGCGGATGTTAAATATTCTTATATCATAAATCCAAATGGGTGGTACTCTTATAAAATTGTTGTTAAACAATTGGAACAAGATTATTACAATGTATACTTACCTAGTTCTTTTAGTGCAGCTGGTTTACTATCATTCTCAACAGATACGGATGATAAAGAAAGTTATATTACATTAATAAATGATAACATAAATAAAGTACCTAGAGATTTAGCTGAAGTTGGTCCTGATCAAAAACAATACAGAAGTAGTGTAAAATTATACGGAAGAGTAAATCCAACAACTGAAACAGAACCCTCGCCTATTGATTATACTTTTTCAAATACACAGTATTTCCCATTAAGATCTTCAGATATATCTACTGTTGTAGGTAATGCAAACGATCTTATAGGAGATAATACAACTGAGCAACAATTTACCGGTATTGTAGGTCAAACATCTAGTGGAAGTTCTCTAATACTTAAAAATGTTCAACCTACCAATGTCTTAATACCTAGAGGAGCAATAATTAGTGAAACTACTGCAATAGTTTCTAGCCCAGATACGTTTGTACAAAATTATACACTACTAGGGAATGGTTATAATAGTGGAACTCCGGAAGAGGGTATGTGGGCAAGAGTACAGCTTAGTGAAATTATAAACGCAGCAGTTGGAAATTCTATTACATTTGCCACTAGTCCAGGCGCCTACTTGTATCAAGGAGATAGTAATCCAATAATTGCTAGAATTGTTACAAATAAACAATTTGGTATAAATTATACTAAATTTAATTTTGAGACTACCAGCTCAGCTAGTAGTAGATTTCAATTAGCTGTATATGAAACGGACCCATTTGTTTCCGCATTAGATATTTATTGGGAAAGTTCTACTCAAGGGCTTATCTCTGATATAAATGAAGAAGTAGCTGTTGGTTATGACGGACCCACTCAGTTAGAGCCTACCGCTTTTTCGCTTTTTGAAAATGATCCTATCGGCACAATTGTAACCCAAACTTTTTACCCACTAGATCAAAATGGAGTGCAGATACCTCAAACGTCTTTAAATAGTTTTTCAGTTACGGATGGAGACGGCAATATTACACAAAGTGGCGTGTTATTTACTATAAATCAAATAACATCTGGGGTGGATCAAGGGGCTTATCAGATTACAACAGCATCGGAATTTGCATATTTATGGGGTAGTTACCAAAAAGATGTTTACACTTTTTCTATAGAGGTACAGAACACAAACCCCGCTACGGAATGGGAGTTTCAAACATTGTCCTTTACCGGAAGGCTTAAAAATATAGAGCCTGATATTACATTAGTAAACCCTGCTTACTATACTTTTGACAACAGTTTTGGTGCATTTGGCACAGTTATAGCTGACTTTGGAGTATATTTTGATTCCGCAAACCCTGTAAACCCTGTAAATGGCACAATTAATACCCCTCAAGTAAGAGAAGATTTAGTTTGGGATATTACCGCAGGTAATTCAGCAGGCTACTTTGTTATGTACCCTGAAGGGTTTATTAAACTAACGACAGCTGGGCTTAGCGCCCCTTACGGAAAC